CAATCGAATCGAAGACTTTGATGGGCGAGTGGATGTTATTCCCGTTTCTGACCCGAATGCGGCAACAATGTCTCAAAAGGTCATGCAGTATCAAGCCGCACTACAACTTGCACAGCAGGCCCCGCAGATCTATGATCTCGGAAGACTGCATCGCCAGATGTTAGAAGTGTTGGGCATCCAAGATGCAGACAAGATCGTGAAGCTCGAAGACGAGATCGAGCCAACGGATCCTGTCACAGAGAACATGAAGATTCTCCAGCAAGAGGGTGTCAAGGCGTTTGCGTATCAAGACCATGAAGCTCATATACAGGTCCACATGGCGATGCTCAATGATCCCAAGATCAAAGAGCTTGTCGGTCAGAGTCCTTTTGCTCCTGTCATACAAAAAGCAATGATCGAGCATATCACTGAGCACGTTGCCTTCCAGTACCGCAAAGAGATCGAAGGACAGCTTGGTGCACCATTGCCTGATCCGGACGAGCCATTACCAGAAGACGTTGAGTTCAGCATGTCTAGTACTGTTGCTAAGGCGGCAGAGAAACTGCTACAGCAGGACAAGGCAGAGATGGCTCAGTTGCAGGCTCAGAGACAACAGCAGGATCCATTGACGCAGATCCAACAGCGCGAGCTCGCACTTAAAGAAGCTGAGTTCCAGCACAAGCGCGAACTAGACTTTGCGAAGTTGCAACTCGATTCCCAGTCTAAGACAGCGAACATCATGACCGACCAAGAGCGCATCGCATCTCAGGAACGTCAAGAGGGTGCACGCCTTGGAGTCAAGATCGCAACAGAAAAAGACAAGGTCGAAAGAAAGGATCAGCTCGAAGGAGCAAAGTTAGGGGTTGAAATCGCGAAGTCAATTGCACAGAATACAAAAGAGCAATAAAGTTCAGTTGCACTTTTTGGAGCAAACATGACCGAATTAGATTACGTCCGTAACAGGATCAGAGAAAACCTAGATCAAATGGCAGACCACATGGCGACAGGTGGCTGTGAAGACTTTGATCAATACCAATACTGCTGTGGCATGGTGAAGGCGTTTGCCGTGATCGAACGAGAAATCATCGATCTCGAAGAGAGAATAAATAACGCCGAATAACCCTGTCAAGGGGTGGTATACTGTAAGCAGTGAATAGTACGCCTTGAGCGCAGGTTACTACGGACCTCAACCGTAAGCAGGAAAAATATGCAAGTTAAGAACTTCGAAATGTCGGAAGATCTAGAAGAGATCCTTCCAGTCCCACAAGGATACAAGCTCCTTGTTGCATGCCCTGAGATTGAAGAAAAGACTGAGGGCGGAATCATCATCGCGAACGAGTATCGCGCAAAAGAATCTACAGCCTCTATCTTTGGTCGAGTCATTGAGTTCGGCGAAGATGCCTATGGCGATCCAGACAAATTCCCAAGTGGTCCGTATTGTAAGCCGGGTGACTGGGTTATTTTCCGTTCTTATTCCGGCACCCGTTTTAAGGTGAAGGGACAGGAGTTCCGTCTCATCAATGATGACACGGTTGAAGCAGTTGTCGAAGATCCGAGAGGCATTGAACGCGCATGAACGAACTAGATCAAGAAGTCGAAAACACAGAGGTTGAAGTCGGAGAGTCTAATGACTCAGGCTTCGAAGTCGAAATCATAGACGATACTCCGGAAGGGGATCGTGGTCGCCCACGCAGGGCTGACGACAAGGAGCCAGAGGTTCCTGATGATGACGAGATCTCGAACTATTCCGATAACGTACAAAGCAGAATCAAGAAGCTACGCTTCGAGTATCACGAAGAGCGTAGACGCAAAGAGGAAGCGGAGCGGATTCGTGAGCAAGCTGTCACTGACATGCAAAAGCTCTACGAAGAAAACCAAAAACTCCGAGACACTCTGACAAAAGGTGAAGGCGCATTAGTCAACCAAGCCAAAGGCCGTATTGCGGCAGAGCTTGAGAAGGCGAAGCAAGCATATAAAGACGCATACGAAAGCGGTGACTCAGATGGAATGATCGCCGCCAACGAGCATCTGACCATGCTTACAAACGAAAAGCTTCGCTACGACTCATACAAGCCGAAACAAGCCCAGCAAAGACCAATGCCCGAATACACACAGGCACCTAGACAGGAAGCCGCTGTAGACGACAAGGCAGTTGACTGGGCAAGCAGAAACGAATGGTTCCAGAAAGACAAAGCCATGACTGGCTATGCTTACGGGATCCATGAAGAATTAGTGGATAACGGTGTCGATCCTCGTAGTGATGAGTACTACCAGCAGATCGATTCCAAGATGCGTGAAGCATTTCCACACAAATTTGGGCATCAGCGTCAACAGGGTTCCGTAGTGGCCCCGGCGAGTCGTTCGTCAAAATCACCACGCAAGGTTACGCTGACCCAGTCTCAAGTTGCACTCGCCAAGCGACTCGGGATCTCACCAGAGAAATATGCGGCGCAACTCATGAAGGAGACACGGTAATGAGTAACCGTACACCAAGGGAAACCTCTACCCGAGAAAAGACAGAGCGCAAGAAATCATGGGCTCCAGCGACACGAGTGCCTACCCCTGAGGAATCAGCAGGCTACGGGTATCGCTGGATTAGAACATCAACAATGGGTCAAGCTGACAACACAAACGTCTCTGCTAAATTCCGTGAAGGTTGGGAGCCTGTAAAGGCCGCCGATCATCCAGAGCTACATGTGATGTCTGATATTGATTCTCGGTTTGATGGGAATGTTGAAGTCGGTGGACTTCTCTTGTGTAAGAACACAAGGGAGAACATCGAAGGTCGGACAGAGTATCATCGCGAAATGAATGATCGCCAAATAGAGTCAGTTGATAACAACTACCTCCGTGAAAACGATCCTCGTATGCCGATGCTCAAGCCCGAACGATCAACAAAGGTATCATTTGGTAGCGGCAACTCGTAATTATTCGGGTGCCGCATTGTAGACATTTAAGGAGAAGCATATGTCTTCAGTAGCCGCACCCTTCGGACTTCGTCCGATTGGTCGTCTCGACTCCGGTTCTCTCGAGCCTTTCCGCCAGTATCCGATTGCATCGGGTTACGCGGCAAACATCGCTGTAGGTGATGTTGTACAGCTCGTAGACCAAGGTGACGAGATCACAATCCAACGCATGACAGATGGTGAAGATGGTGACACTGCCGTTCTGTTCGTTGGTATCTTCGTGGGTTGTGAGTACACAGACCCAACTTCAGGACAACTTCGCCAAGATTCACTCTGGCCAACAGGGACTGTAGCATCAGACGCAATGGCGTATGTTGTCGCAGATCCGAACGTGTTGTTCGAAATCCAAGCAGATGGCTCAATCGCCAACACTAAAGAAGTGTATGGTCGTAATGCTCCAATCGTGAACACTGCACCGAACGCTACGTTCAAGCAGTCTCGCATTGCATTGGACATCTCTGCTATCAGCACAACAACCACAGATATGCTCAAGATTGTTGACTATCGTGGTGGAGCAAAGGGTGACGAAATTGGATCAGATTATCCAGTATTCGTTTGTCGTTTCAACAATGTCGCGGCCTTCCATCAGTTGGCAACTAACGCGGCGCCAGCGGCTGTATAAGGAGCTAAGACATGGCTATTACACGCGCCCAGCTCCTGAAGGAGCTACTACCGGGTCTTAACGCATTGTTCGGTTTGGAGTACGAGAAGTACGAAAACGAGCATGCAGAGATCTATGAAACAGAAAACTCTGAGCGTTCATTCGAAGAAGAAGTGAAACTCTCAGGCTTTGGCGCCGCGCCAGTTAAGCCTGAAGGCGGAGCAATCTCTTACGATTCAGCTCAGGAGAGCTTCGTTGCTCGTTACAACCACGAAACAGTGGGTATGGGTTTCTCTATCACTGAAGAAGCGATGGAAGACAACCTGTATGACTCTTTGTCAGCTCGTTACACCAAGGCACTTGCTCGTGCAATGGCGTACACAAAGCAGACAAAAGCGGCATCTTTGCTCAACACTGGTTTCGATACATTCCAGTCTGGTGATGGCGTGACTCTGTTCAACGCTTCACACCCAACTGTATCTGGCGGCGTTAACTCGAACCGTCCATCTACAGCGGCTGACTTGAACGAAACTTCACTTGAGCAAGCTGTGATCGATATCGCAGGTTATGTTGATGAGCGTGGTCTTTTGATCGCGGCCCGTCCTCGTAAGCTGATCGTCCCACCTGCATTGATGTTCGTTGCAACTCGTTTGCTCGAAACAGATCTGCGTGTTGGTACAGCAGATAACGATCTCAACGCTATCCGCTCTAACGGGTCAATCCCAGAAGGCTATCGTGTCAACCACTACTTGACTGACAACGATGCGTTCTTCTTGACTACAGATGTTCCTAACGGCATGAAGCACTTCGTGCGGACTGCAATGCAGACATCTATGGACGGTGATTTCGATACAGGAAACGTCCGCTATAAAGCTCGTGAGCGTTATAGCTTCGGCGTATCCGATCCACTCGGAATCTATGGCTCACCCGGAGCCGACTAATAGACTAGGGGCCTTCGGGCCCCTTTTCTTTTTCACACGATTTCCCTGACAGAAAGTGCAAATGCACATTCTGACACTTGCCACGACAGGAGAGAATCCATGGCTACTACTACTTTCTCAGGACCAGTTGTTTCTAACAATGGTTTCACAGGCACAGTTACTGGTAACGTAACAGGCGATGTTACAGGCGATGTTACAGGCGATGTAGCTGGCGTTATCACACTCACTTCAACGGTTACAGCAAGCCTCCCAGCCGCCGCAGATAACACTGGCGCACTGTATGTCATCACAGACAACGGAGCAGGCGATGATGAGTTCGCTTTAGTTGTAAGCAACGGCTCTGCTTGGGTCGCAGTTGACACCTCAGCGCTTTCATAAATAGCAGGCATAATCTTGAAGGGGCCGACAGGCCCCATTCTTAAAGGAGAAAATTTGTGAGGAGCGTATCTCAAGTCTTTCAGGTTAGTAAGCGTGAAAGCGGATTTGCAATTCTTGGACCGCATCGCCTTAAAGAGTTTTCTCTGATAGGTACGGCCAGTGAAGGTAGGTTTACGGTTTACGACACTGACACTGCTCCGGTAGCTGGGACATACGCCCAGTCTGGAACAACAGTGACAGTGACGGATACCGACCACGGCTTAACAACAGGTGATGCTGTTGGCATTTGTTTCGCAACTGGGACTGGTGGGACCGCAACATCAGGTAATTACCCAATCACAGTAGTTGATGCAGACACATTCACAATCACCATGTTGAACTCTGACACAATCACAGGGACGCCAGCGTGCAACTATGTTGCTAACAGCGGGGCGAATCAGAAAAATCCGAAGCGGTGGTTAATGTGCAAAGGTGTGGCGGCGGGAGATTCATTTGCTAATGCATTTTCTGTCCCCGGCAACGGGTTTAGCACGAAGCTAGGCACATACTTCTTGATGTCTAATCTTCTCGAAGCGGATGTGTTTTTCGAGTAATGGCTACTCCAGATCGCGTCAAAAACAAGATGAAGGAGCTTGGTCTCAGTGGCGTAAATAAGCCCAAGAGAACTCCGGGTCACAAGACCAAGTCTCATGTTGTTATGGCGAAGGAAGGCGACAAGCATAAGCTCGTCAGGTTTGGTCAGCAAGGCGTAAAGGGTGCGGGCAAAAGCCCTAAGTCCGCTAAGGATAAAGCCCGAAAGAAATCCTATTACGCTAGGCATAACGCGCAAGGGAAGCCGTCGAGCAAGCTATCGGCAAAATATTGGTCGCATAAGGTTAAGTGGTAATGGAACGATACCTCAAGGCACTTCAGGAGCTGACAGGTCAGACTGGCGGCACTGGTTTCAGTGACGAACAGATTCGCAATTTTGCCCGTGGAAAGTCGGACAAAGAGATTGCTCGTGTTATGCTTAAAGCTGGCGTTGATGTGAATCAGTTCGCACGCGCACTTGACATGCCAGTCGAAGAAGTGAGAGATCGGTTTGCAAAAGTTCTACCAGACGCTCGTGCAGATAATGAAAGACTCCGAGCATCACCGGAGCTACAACCGGGAAGACTTCCGCAGGTTAATCAAGCCAGCCCGAGACAACAACAAAACACGAATATACCCGAAGGACGGATGTCCGGTGGCATTCGCGACTTGGGCGTTTCTTAGTCCGGAAGCAGAACACGGGTACATTGTATTTTAATTTAGAGGACATATGATCAGAGGCCAAGCACAAAACGGCCTAGGTATGGCGAGCCAGCTTGGTTACCCCACCGTCAACCTGTACCAGAAGTCTGACAACTGTGGTGTATTTACTGTCAATGACAAAACCCATGGTCCGGGTATCGCGTT